GCTGATACTCCACGCGGATGTGCAGGCACTTTGACTGTCAAAGAAATTACTAACGCCATTGCAGAGTTATCCTCATGGGACGGTTTGGTAGTTGGAGGAAGTGATTCTGAATTCAGACCCCATATGTTAGGAGTGCGCATTATGACTGGTGACCCCCTTCATAGAAAGAGTCCCTTGAATTATTTGCCTATTGGATCCCAATATCAATATTATGGAAGCTGTGTTGGTGCGTCAACAAGTTATAGTTGCGTGCGTAGTACACCGATTAGTGAAACTATTACTAATGTTTGCGGTGTAGCTAATGTTTGGGGTCCTCCAAAGTTTAAGCCTGAATGGTATGGATGGCAAAAGTGTTTGGCGAATGCGAGTGTTCCTGCCAAAGAATTTGAACACGAATTGTTGTTTAGGGCTGTAGCTGATTACAAGAAGCCTTTGCTTAAGGTCATTAAGCAGAAATATTGGACAGTTATGCGGCCTTTGACAACAAAGGAAAACATTAACGGAATGCCCGGGGTTCGTTTTATAGATGCTATTAATATGAGCACTTCCATAGGTTATCCGCTCACAGGACCTAAGAGTAAATATGTAGTTGATATGGAAGCGAAGGATGAACATGGGATGTACAACAGGATATTTAAGAAAGAAGTTATGGATTTGATTCATGAAGCCGAGCAAAATTATAGAAATGGTTGTCGCAATCATTTTATTGCTAAGGCATGTAAAAAAGATGAAGCATTAGTAGTGAGTAAAGAGAAGTGTCGTATTTTTTATGGCAATTCTGTCGCCTTCACTTTCTTAATCAGGAAATATTTCTTGCCAATTGTTCGTTTTGTTGGAGTTAATCCATTGTTATGTGAATGTGCTGTTGGTGTTAATTGCCATTCACAAGAATGGGATCAACTTTATAAGAAAGCACTTAAGTATGGTGATGATAGAATCATAGGCGGTGATTATGGCAAATACGATCAGAAATTACCATCGCAATTAATTTTAGCAACGCTAGGTATTTTAATTGATTGTGCAAAACGCTGCAATTATAGTGCGGATGATATATATATTATGCAAACTATGTCAGCAGATATTGCCTATTCTTATATTGCGATGAACGGCGATATGATTTCCGTAACTAGCGGCACCCATATAAGTGGTAATTCTTTGACTGTTTTAATTAACAGTATTGCTGGTAGTCTCAATATGAGATGTGTATTCATGCGGTTATATGGATATGATTTGGATTTTAGAGATTGCGTTTCTCTTGTTACTTATGGCGATGATAATATTGGTTCTGTTAGAAAAGGGTACGATGCATTTAATATCAAGTCCTGTGCTGAGATATTGGCCGAATATGGTCAGGAATATACTATGCCCGATAAAAATTCTGAAATCGTTCCATATTTAGATAAAACTAAGTTCGAATTTTTGAAGCGATCTAGTGTTTATCATGACGAATTGGGTTGTTTTATTGGCGCATTAGATGAGAATTCTATTTTTAAGTCTTTGCACTGTTATCTCAGACCTAAGAAGTGTATCTTAACACCCATGGAAGCATGTGCCATAAATATTGATGGCGCTTTGAGGGAGTGGTTTAATCATGGTAAAAGTATATATGAGATGAGAAGAGCACAAATGCAAAAGATTGCGAGTACACACAATTTGGAGCAACAATGCGTTATGTTGCACAGGACGTATGATGAGTGTGTAGCTTTATGGAAGAATGGTAATTTAAATGAGTCAGTGCCAGATGACACTGGTGATGAGGGATTCATGTGTCAGAGTGGCTTTGAAACGGAAGACTTATACATCAAAGCTCAGGCTGATATACAGATGTCTGTTTTGAGTGTGAACCAAGTTATTATTCATCAGGATTTTGGTGAAGTTGATATTATCTTTAAACGCGTTTTTGACAACGTTGAACATTATATGATAGTGGAAATTAAACATTCTTATTGTCAAAGTGTACGCAGGAAAGGTAGGCAACAATTGAGACGCGTGTGTAGTGCACTGTCAACATTGCGCGTTGGTACGCCAATATTGGCCGTTTTATTGACACCATACGGTTATGAATTGGTTGATGAATTTGGTGGCGTTGGCATGTGGCATAGATTTAATTTGCCATTTGCTACGATTAGACCGACCTAGACAAGTCGAAAACTGTCTCCCAGTATGTGATCTGATGGAAGCAAAATCACGCGCAAATATTGGTTACCATATTAGCGATATGAGAAATCGCGATATAGGCTTTATTTGTGGACGTTCACCTCGTTGAATACTCCTATTTAGGAGAGGATTGGTCATCCGTTTCTCACAACCCGAACACGCAAAGAGTGAACGCGTGTATCGGTTAAATAAACCACTCGGAAATAATTTAAGTAATTACTGTTGTAGGTCAGCTAAACCTAACCCATTATTGGAAACGTGTTCAACCAATAATGTTGTAGATGAACAGAAAGATTGTGCGGTGGATTCCGTACAGTCTCAGGATTCTTGTATTAGTTTTATGCCCCAATCCGGTAAGATGTTTGATATAAATGTCACTTCGTCGAAAGGTGATTCATCTCAAAATGTCAAATTTTCTGATCAACAGATGTCATATTGTGTGGATGCGTCTGGTGAGATGGATGAAACTATGATGTTGCAAGATACTAACGATGCAGATTTGAGCGATTTTTTTAAGAGACCATTGTTGATTGGTACACCTATTTGGAATGTGGGTGGTCAACTTGTGGATGTGTTTAATCCATGGTCCAGATATTTTGATAATCCCAAAGTGGTGAATAGGTTGTCCAATTATAAGTTACTGCGTGCCAAATTGCACATCAAAATAGTTGTTAATGGCAATGGATTTTATTTTGGACGCGGTATGGCTTCTTATCATCCTGCGGCCACGCCTGATGTTTTTGACACGTCACCTTTGGTACCTAATGATGCTATTATTGAATCACAAAGACCCCACATATTTATTGATCCGACC